GCCGGCGGGGGATCCCACCCGCAGGACCACCGGGCCACGCTGGACCACGATGCGCAAGGCGTGCTCGATGCCTGAGTAGGCGCCTATGGCCACCGCCTGAGTGCGCCGCGCGCGCGCTGTGCCATTGCTGGCCAGCTGCAGGTAGCCACCAGTGGCCCACTGGCTGGCGCCGCCGGCCTCATCGTCATCAGTCCAGCCCGACACATCGGTGGTGAAGGTGCCGTTGGTGATGGTGGCCGACACCGTTGGCCGGGTGATCACCACATCATTCACCCAGACCCGCATCACGTTGGCGGTCAGTTCCACCAGGGCCTTGTCGCTCAGGCTGAAAGCGAAGGGAATATAGGTGGCGGGGTTGTCGTTGTTGGTCGAGCCCACATACCCAAGGCCTGGCCGGATGTTCATGCTGCCCAGCGCGCGGGTGACCCAGTTGGTCATGGTCTTGGCGCCCAGCGCCAGGCGCTTGATGTCCTGACGCGCAGCACCCAACCGGCTGACGATGCCGCGGTTGAATGCAAAGAACGCGAGTGTTGCTCGCGCCATGGCTACCCGATCAGGCGGTTGCGGGATCCGCCATCACGCCACTGGCTGTTGGTGCCACGGCGGCTCAGTACCCAGTTTCCTGCGGCCGGGAATTTGGGCGGGTCGTTCTGTGCGTCCCGGTTCACTGCGGTCAGATGCGCCTGATGGACCAGCCCCCTGTCTTTCACAAACGCAAGAGTAAGTTCCTTGTCGCCGGTGGCTTTCAAGCAGATGCGACTGGCAAAGTAGGTCTTGACGTACTCAGTGAAGCTGGCAGGCCAGCGGCTCAGGTCGAGGCCATAGTCGGCGTGGTTGCTGACGAACCGAACGTAGATCCGGTCAAGGTCGCACCATACAACACCCACCTCATCGCGGTACCGGGTCACCGGCGTGTTGTAGTACTCGTCAGCGCAGACGGCGCTGGTGGCCACCCAGTCGGAGGGCTTGGTGAAGCCCCTGCGGTACCCGAATTCGGTGGTCAGCGCAGTGTCGTAATCCAGCATCTGCGCGCGCATCGCGAACTTCCACTGGCCTTGCTCGAGGCAGGCGATGCGGCGCTCGCCGATCTTTTCAAGCGCGCCGTTATAGATGGACAGGCGGGAGGTGGTCACTTAGCCGGCTTTCATCCGTTCCTTCATCCACTGCTGCGCCTCCTCGGGGCTCGAGGATTCCTGGTGGACGATGGCATTGTCGACCCGGCGAATCACGCACCACTTCAGCTGCGGGCCCTTGTGGGTCACGATGTAGGGCATGTTGAGCGTAACGGCGCCGGTCTGGCTGGTGTCGAAGTCCGAGAACTTGTGCAGGTTCAGGCAGTGCACCTTGGCCCACTGGCGACTGACATCCAGCACGATCAGTTCAGCAAACCAGGTGCCGTCGTTCGCGCGCACCTCGATGCGGTCCCATGGCTTCATCTGGGCGGCGTTGTGCGCCCAGTAGTTGGGGTACAGGATGTCCACCGGCAGGGTTGCCTCACCGGCATTGGCCACATGGATCTGGCGCTCATATTCCGCCGTCTTGAATCGCTCGGGGCTCAGGCTGGGGATGGGCTTGCGCGGTGCAGGTTGCGCGATTGCCTGCGGCGTTTGGGCCGCCTGCTCGCCGGTGGGTGCCGCGGTGGTGGCCTGCTCTGCTGCTTTGGGTGCTGTTGCCATTTCCTCTCCTCAGAGTATGAAGCCCGGGCCCGAAGGCCCGGGTGGTTACTGCGCGTCCTGGATTAGGACGAAGCGATGACGCCGCCCAGTGCGAGGTTGAAGCCGGCGGTGCTGTCGGTGGTGACCAGCACGCCCATGACCACGCTCGGGCTGGTGCCCAGGCTGGACTGGCGCACGTTGATCAACACGTCGCCGATCTTCATGCCCAGCGCCAAGCCATCGGTGAAATACCCGACGCCCTGAAGCAGGGTTGATGCATCGCTCGAGGTGTAGCGCCAGATCGAGTTGCCACCCACATACGGCGTGGTGGTCTGCAAGCTGGAGCCCAGCACGTTGGCCGACGCATTGAGCGAGGGGCCGAGGCCCGCACCCGTGATGCAGATGGGCGGGTTGGCAACCGAAGTTGCTGCGGTGGAACCGGAATAAGCCATGGTCTTTCTCCTTGAGAATTGACGGGTTGACTACGCTTTAGGCGTAGGTGGAACCGTCAGAGGTGATAACGACCACGCCGGCATTCTGCAGCAGCTTGGCGCCCATGAAGGCTGAAGCGCGGGACCAGCTGTAGTCCTGCTCCTCGTTGTAGCCCACCGGCGTATGCATCCCGCTGGTGTCCATGGCGTGCCCGATCGCCATCTTGTGGTAGAGGAAGTTCTTCTCGGCCGTGGTGCCCTTGCCCGGAAGGTTCGGGTGCTCGATCACCAGGCAGTTGCGCCACCGGTACGACTGGGGCTTGTCGCGCCACGATGCCGTGCCGGAGGTGCCGGCGTACGGACGAAGCTCGACATACTGCGCGTTGGTGAATTCCGGGGTCTGCTCGAGGTAGGCCAGGAACGAGGGCTGGCACAGGAACGCGATGTTGCTGTCCCATGGCACCGCCGCATTCGACAGCTTGACCCGACCATTCTGGAACAGGCTGACGGTGGGGACAATGCCGGTGCCACCGATCGCCACGGAGCCGGTGTTGAGCTCGGTCACGATCTGGCTGTCGGTCTTGCGGTTGAGCACAGCCATCGTGGTCATCTGCATGATCTGGCGCTGGTTGCCTTGCGAGGCAAACACATTGAAGCCAGTCTTGCGGACCAGGTCGTGCCACTCACCCAACGTGCAGGTGTTCTGGGTCTGGTTGTCGGCGCGGGCCGGGATCAGGCCATTGATGCCGCGGGTAACCGCAGCGGCGCCGCCGGAGTCGGCCACCAGGAACACTGCCTGATTGCCTTTGATCACCGCTTCCGTGGTCACGGTCTCGCGGAGAAGGGATTGGTGCTGCTCGAAGCCGGCGATGAACTCTTGCCGGTACTGAATCTGGAATGCGGTATCAGCCATGATGGCTCCTTGAATAAACGGGTTTTTACGACCGTCGCTTCGGGGTGACCATCACGCTTGCCAGGGTAGGCTTGCGATTCTGGGGCCGAGCTACCTGGTGTTCGGGTGCTCAGCGGGGCCTCTTTTGAGGGGTGACCGCCAGTTGCGCGCAATCGTACACCCAACCTATTCAGCGCACAAGGGGCGAAAAAAAGCCCGGCGAGCCGGGCTTAATCCACAGGAGGGTGGAGGAGACAAACGGATTCTGCGCTACTTCTTGCTCATTTTCAACTCGGCCTCGATCAGGTCGCGGTACTCGGCCTGCATCTTTTCGTCCTTGTTGTAGCGCGAGCGGTCGGTCGACATGATCTTCTCGATCTCAGCCTTGCGGTCGGCAATGCCTTGCATGGTGCCCCTGCCAGACGGGATGTCCAGGCTGGCGGCCGGGTTGATCTCCAGGCTCAGGCTATGCAGGCACTTTACCATCGCCGGATTCCCCATGATTGGGGGGCCATCAGCCGACCGGCCATGCATGAAACGATCGCGCGCCGCTTCGGGGATTGTGGATAGCAGGTTGTTCACGGCAGCCATGTTGCTGCGGTAGTTGTTGGTACCCCAGTCCTCGCGCAGCGCATCTTCAGAGGCGCGCACCGCAGCCTTGTCCGCTTCGGTCCTGGCCTCAGTCTGGCGCTCGACTTCCTTGTAGTACCAGTCGATCGTGGCCTTGGCCTGGGTTGGCGTCATGTTGGCCGCATGCCCGGTCTTCAGGAATTCGCTGATGACAGCCTTGTCCTCGTCGGCGATCTTCAGGTCACCCAGGTCGTACTTCTCCGGGGCTTCAGGGATGCCGTTCTCGGCGCGCCACTTGGTGACCTGCTCGGGAGTGGCATCCTTGGGCAGGTTGCTCCTGAGCTCACCCTTGGCGATCTTGTCCTGTAGCTGGAACAGGCTGTCTGCGATGGCTGCCGGGTCAGCATACCGGCCAGCCCGCTTCAGCTTCGCTTCATCATCACCTGCCAGCTTCTTTCGCCAGTCCGCGCCCCATGGCCCATCGGCATTTGCGTCTGGGGCCGCACCTTTGCCGTCCTTCCCATCGGCAGCGGGCGCTGCTCCTGCCTTGGCATCCGGGGCGCCACCATCGGCAGCACCTTTGTCACCGCCTGCGCCAGCATCGGCTGCACCGCCATCACCACCTCCTTGCTTGTCCTCGTCACGGTAAAGCCTGCCGAGCAGGCGCGCTATCCTCAGATTCATGGTCCTCTCCTCTAGCCTTCAGGCGGGTCTGCGTTGCGCTCGTTGCGCCTCAAACCCGCCGGGTTGAGGTGCAACAACTTCACGATCTGCTGGCCGGCGAACTGCCTGCCCAGTGCCAGGCTGGTGTCGCGGTCACTGTTCGGCCGGTAGGAAAAGCCGTAGGGGTCGCAAGCCTGCTTGATGATCCAGTCCAGTGCTCGCTTCTGCTGGTCAGGCCCGGCGTCACCTCGAGCCACCGCCTGGATGGCGGTCACGTCGGCGAGCTCATACTTGGCCGGCTGCCAGGGCGCATTGTCCAGCAGGCTCTCGGTGGTGACTTGCGGCTTCCGGCGCTGCGGTGTGGGTTTGGGCAGCGCCGGGTGCCGCGGTTGTTCGCCTTCGGTCATGCGGCAATCATCTGTTCAGCCTGGGCGGCAGCCCGGTCCTTTTCTGCCGTTGCCATGGTGCCTGCCACATCAGCCCCTTGCTGCATCGCAGCCAGGGTTTGCTGGGCTTGGGCAGCAGCAGCCTGCTGGGCCTTGATGTCCTCGACCTGTACCTCGGAGCGCACCCAGATGGCAGGCACGCCAATGCCGTTGAGCGTATCGCGCAGGGCCTGGCCCACGTCGATCAGTGCAGCGGCGCCCTGGTCCAGCGCCACCGCCTCGGCGATCATGCTCTTGGCCTCGAGGAACTTCTGTCCCTTGACCCCTCCGATCGCGTCATGCACCCGGCCGGTGTCCTGCCAGCTGCCGCCGGCACCCTGGACCTCGCGCGGCGCGTCCATCGGGCTGCCGAATGCTCCGTTGCGCCACATCAGATCCCACACCTCATCGAGAAGTTGACCATTGCATTCGTACTCCATCGGCTCGAAAAGCGGGAGGGCGGATCGGATGTACTCCTGCACGCGCTGGCCTACCTCATAGGCGGTCATCTCTGCCGTCCGTTGTGGCAGCTGCAGCTTGTTGAGGTAGAAGGCTTGCATGAGCATGGCCTTGCTGTGCTCTTGCATCTCGGCACCGAAGGGCAGGCCATGCCGGTCGATCGTCAGGGGGCGTAGCGCATCGCCCAGGCGCTCATCGTAGGCCGCATCAACCCAGGTGATGCCGCCGGCGTACACCGCCACGTCGGACTTCACCGCATCGTGCGTGGCCACCATGGGCGGGTTGGTGCTCTTCTCGCCGGCCTCAAGCAGGGTGTAGGTCATAGCCTGCAGCAGGCGGGCTTCAGGCAGCGCACAGATGGTGGCCGGGCTGAAGGCATACTGGCTGCCGCTCACCGTCTGCCAGCGGCTGATCACGTACTCCTTGTGCCACTGGGGCTTCTCTTCCATACAGAACTGGTGGGCGCTGTCGTACTGAATGCTGATCCAGGGCTTGCGATTTGCGTTGCCATCCCACATGTCGGCCGCCACCATCATGTGCATGCACTCGACGTCCTCAAGCGGCTTGTTCTGCGACAGCATCATTTCGACCTTGTCGCTGATCTTGGGCATGGCGCGCTTCAGGTCTCGAGCGCTGCTCTTGTACTTGCGCACGATGAAGCACAGTTTCTGGTCTGCATCCTCCACCCAGGCGATGTCGCGCAGGTGGTAGCAGGTGAACTGCAGGCCATTCTTGAGGCGGTTCAGCCGCACCCGCTGGATCGACTGGCCGAAGGCGGCATAGTCATGGTCCGCTTCCTTGGCGGCCCGGGTGAACATGGCCTCCCGGCTGAACATCGCGCGGCGCATCACCTTGTCGGTCCACTGCAGGTACTGCTTGACCTCATGGGTCTCGCGCTGCGGATCAGCCAGGCTGCCGTGGTACCACTCCTTGTTCGTCGGCCTGAGCATCTGGCCTACCTGGTCGCCGAGATCGCGCCGGCAATAGAGCGGGTAGCTCGACATCAGGTCGCCGGCAAACTCTGTTCCCAGCGTGCGCTGGTAGGTGAAGTCAGCGCGTTCCACGTAGAAATTGGCAGCGATGTCCTGGCACAGCAGCATGAAGCTACTGCGCTTGGAGAACAGGCTTAGGGCGTACTCGTGGAGCTCCTGGGTGTTCATGTTAGCCACCCATGGTTTCGGTCTCACCACCGGTCAGGATGGTGCTGGCGCGGCCGCGGCGCTGGATCTGCGCCACCAGGCTCTTCTTCTTGGCGGCAGCGGCTGCCGCATCATCCGCAACAGGCATGACGGTAGGCGCCTCGATCTTGGGCGCCGCCGGCGCCTGCTGGGAGTCCTTGCTTCCGCCAAACATCGATCCGACCAGGCCAGAGGCCACGCCTGACAGCAGGGTCTTGCCGAAGGTCGTAGCCGCAAAGGCGGTCACCGGTTCGGCCATTGCCCAGTCGGTGTACAGCGCGAGGAAGGTGAGCAGGAACAGGTGCAGTCTACGCATGGGCGGGCCTCTTGCAGGTAAGTGAAACTATGCCGTTTTCCTCACTCTCGATCTCGAATCCAAGGCGCTGGCAAAACCGGATCCCGGCGCGATTATCCGCCATTACCCGCGTTTTTGCACTCCCCCACTCTTCGACCACTGGCAGCAGGATATTGCGCACCGCTGACCTGGTACTGCCCTTGGGCTTGGCGCATGCTGCGATGTGCAGTTCGTTCATCAGGATCATCACCGCGGCGATCACCTGCCCACCCTGCTCGATCGGCTCGAGGTGCCACCCGGTGGTGGCTTGCTCCCAGTCCTCGAAGGGCACGCCATACTTGGCCACGTTGTGGTCATACAGCAACCGCAGCAGGGTGGCACGGTCGGTCACTTCGGTCCGGTCAGTGGACTCCGGCGCCCGCTCATGATCACCTGCGGCTTCCTGCCGTGCATCTTGCCTACCGCATCCTCCTGCCAGAACCTGCCGTCGCTCACGTAGGTGGGGCCGGCGAACCAGGCCATCACCACGGCATCAGCATCGTCAGGCGATCGGCCCAGCTTCTCCATCACCTTGTCCTTGGGCTCAGCCTTGATGCCGTTGGGCGTCATCTCGAAGGTCACGGCAACCAGCTGCGCCAGCAGTGCTGGATTGTTGGGCAGCCTGATCGGGCTGCCACCGGGCTGGCTTGGATCCAGCGCCTCCCTGAACTGCCAGTAGGCTTGCGTCCTGGTGTTGGTGAACTTAAGCAGGCCATCCTTGGTGCGGCGCACGCTGTTCTCGGCACCCTTGAACGGCACCGCGGCGATCTCGTTGCCATGCAAGGTTTCGTAAAGTGGTCCGCCATACCCGCCGCCCATGTCCACCACCACCGTGCTGTTGTCGCGCCGGTGGCTGACCACATGGCCTGCAGCGCTCGCGCCCGGCCGCAGCTTGTCGATGCTCTTGGCGTCGACGGTGACCAGGGGTGCATACCACCCATCATGCCGGATGGCCAAGACCATGGGGTCGGTGCCACCGCCTGATGCGTCCACGCCTATGGCGCACTGCGGCACTCCTGGTGGCGGCCGGTCCTCCCATGCATCCATGGCGCTCCTGCCCCATTCGGTCGGCCCGATCTGGCAGGGCTG